CGGTTCCATGTTTGTCCGCATATACTTATCGAAGACGGGATCGAAGCGGCAAGAACTATCATTCCTAGGTGTTATTTCGATGAGAAACGATGTAGTATTCTGGTCGAGGCTTTGCGGCAATACCGGAAAGATTACGATGATAAACGTAAAGTGTATAGGGATAAACCTTTACACGACTGGACTAGTCATGCCGCAGATGCGTTTAGGTACCTTGCATTGGGAACAAGGGATTATATAAATAAGAAGCGTAAGCTCCCAAGCTACGCTGACAGTGAATATAGCGTTTTAGGAGGATAATTATGGGCGGAGCAGTAAGAGCAGTTAAAAGTATTTTCAGTCCACCGAAGCCACCACCTCCACCGCCAGTACCGGCTGCACCTTCTTTTGCAAGTGCGCAAGGAGCTGGAACGAGTGCGAGAAAACTTTTACGAAATCGTTACAGTAGAAGAAAAACTATTTTAACAGGTGGGCAAGGTGTTCAAGAAGAAGCTGAAATCGTTAAAAAAACTTTATTAGGAGCTTAGGAGGTATACATGGCTAAAAAGAAAAAAAAGAAAAATAAAAAGAAAAAAAATAAAAAAAAGAAAAAATAGGGTTTTAAAAAATGGCAGTTGGTGATTTAGTAACAAAAATAATTTCTAAACAAGAGTCTTTAAAAAGTTTTAGGACTCCGTGGGAAAATCTTTGGCAGGATTGTGCAGAATATGTGAATCCTAATAGAGGAGACTTTTCTACTATTCGTTATCGCGGTGATACATCTCGATATGAAAAAATTTATGACACCACAGCTCCATTAGCAAATGAACAATTAGCATCAGGCCTTCATGGCTTTCTAACTTCACCGGCTCAACGTTGGTTTGCTCTTAAAACTTTTGATGATAAAATTAATAGAGACTATGCAGTTAAAACATGGCTTGATGAAACAACTAATATTCTCTATGATAGAGTTTTTAATATTCCAGAAACAAATTTTAATAGTCAAGCTCACGAATTATATTTAGACTTAGGCTCATTTGGAACGGGCGTTATGATGGTTCAAGATATTCCAGGATCAGGAATTACATTTAGAACATATCATCTCGCTGACTGTTTCATTCAAGAAAATGATTTAGGATTTGTAGATACATTATATAGAAAATATAAAAGAACAGGACGACAGCTTTTAGAAAGATTTGGAAAAGCAGTTCCTGAAAGTGTAGTTAAAATTTCCCAAAAAGACCCTTATAGAGAATTTGAAGTGATTCATGCGGTTGAGCCATCAGAAACTTATGGTGAACCTATGAAAAGCCCAACTAAAAAGAATTTTAAATCTTGCTATATTCTGATTGAAGAAAAGGCTCTTCTTGAAGAAGGCGGCTTTGATGAGTTCCCATATATGGTTCCACGTTGGCAAAAAGTTGCAGGAGAAATATATGGACGTTCACCTTCCATGACCTCCCTCCCGGATATTAAAATGGTGAATCAAATGATGAAAACAATCATTAAGGCCGCTCAAAAAATGACTGATCCACCTTTATTAGTTCCCGATGATGGTTTTATATTACCAGTAAGAACTGTACCAGGTGGCTTGAATTTTTATAGAGCTGGAACACAAGATCGTATTGAACCTTTAGAAACTAAAGGCAGACCTGATATTGGTTTAGAAATGGTTAATAATAGAAGAGAACACATTATGGCTGCATTCCATGTTGATTGGATGAAAATGCCAGATCAAAAGAATTCACCAAATATGACAGCAACTGAAGTTGTTGCAAGACAAGAAGAAAAAATGAGACTCATGGGTCCGATGATAGGAAGACTTCAAGTTGAATTTCTCGGACCTCTAATCGATAGAGTCTTTAGAATAATGAGCAGGAAGAAATTACTTCCTCAAGCTCCTGGAATTTTAGAAGGAATGGAAATGAAAATTGACTATACATCTCCTATTGCAAGAGCTCAAAAATCAAGTCAAATGTTTACTGTTTCTAGATTATTTGAAAGCTTAGCTCCACTCTTTCAAGTTAAACCTGAATTATTAGATAATATGAATACTGATGAAACATTTAGATATTTCCATCATTTATTAGATGCTCCTCCTCAAATTATGAATGAAAAAGAAGAGGTTGAACAAGTTAGAAAAGAACGCCAAGAACAACAGCAAGCTCAAATGGAAGCAGAACAAGCGAATCAAGAAAGTCAAGCTGCTAAAAATGTAGCTGAAGCTGGCAAAGCAAATAGAGAAGGACAATCAATTGGCTAGTAAAAAGATTGGCTTAGAAAAATTAAATGAACACTATAAAGTAGTGTTTAGTTCTAAAGATGGGGAAATTGTATTATCTCATCTTTGTAAAACCGGATTCGTTCTGGATACAACGCATGTACCAGGCGATTCACACGAAACAGCTCATCGTGAAGGGATGAGACGTATCGTAGTGTCAATACTCAAATTCATTGGGAAACAACCTAGTGATTTTAAAGATATGCTAAAGGAGGCAATTAATGAGTGACGAAAAAACAACTGGGTCCGTACTAACGGGTAGCTCAGATGCTTCTCCAAAAACAGATGCTCCAGCACCTGTTGATTGGAAAGCTTCTCTACCTGAAGACGTACGTGCAGACCCTTCACTTACCGACATCAAAGATGTTGATAATTTGGCTAAAAGTTATATTAATGGCCAAAAACTAATAGGGAAGAACAGAATAGCTCTTCCTGATGATAAAGCAACTGATGAAGAATGGAGTTCATTTTATAGTTCTATTGGACGTCCTGAAAAATCAGGAGCTTATCAATTTGGAGAAAGACCAGCACTTCCAGAAGGATTGGAATATGATGAAGCTTTTGAAAGTAATTTCAGAGATTTATCTTATAAAGCTGGATTATCTTCAGCTCAAGCTAAAGCGATATATGATGGTTATCATGACTATATATCTAAAAAATCTGAACTTGAAGGAAAGAATCAAACTACTCAAACAGACGAGTGGGTTACTTCTTTAAAGAAAGAGTTTGGAAAAGCTTATGACGAACGAATTGATTTAGCTACTCGAGCTGTTCACGCTTATGGCGATGATGGTTTGAAAAAATGGCTAGATGATACTGGAATGGGGAATAACCCTATGTTCGTTAAATTGTTTGCGAAGATTGGAGAGGGTGTAGCAGAAGGAAGATCTGATACAGCTTCAGCAAGGGCATTTACAATGACCCCTGATCAAGCAAAACAAGAAATAGCTAGATATAATCGTGATGGTGAATTTATGAAGGCGTATTCATCTGGAGATCATACAGGGCACCAAGCAGCTCTAGATAAGATGAATAGTTTATACAAACTGGCGTTTCCTGATGAAACTCCTGTTCCGCCGGCGTAAAATATATATTTACGAATTTATCTACTAGTTATATAGTAGATACTGATGGGTAGCCGCGAGGTCCATCCGTCGACTGTACGCACAGACGTAAACAAGCGAGAGAATGTCCATACTTGGGTAGCGTTTTCGATTAATTATAAATGACACAACGGAGGCAAATAGTATGTCAATACAAATAACAACAGCTTTTGTCAACCAGTATAGAGCTAACGTCGAGCACCTTTTACAACAAAAAGGTTCCAGACTTAGACCTTTTGTACGGGTTGAAACACAGAAGGCTGAGTTTGAATACTATGATCGTATAGGATCTGTTGATGCGGTAGAGGTTACATCTAGACATTCTGACACTCCTCTAATCTCAACTCCTCATGATAGAAGACAAGTATCATTGAGAGATTTTGATTGGGCGGATATGGTGGATAGAACTGATAGAATTAGACTTCTTATCGACCCAGCATCTCCTTACGCGCAAAACGCCGCTTGGGCACTTGGTAGAAAAATGGATGACATCGTCATCTCAGCTGCTTTTGGTTCAGCGTACTCAGGTAAAACTGGTAGTACGACTGTAGCATTTGACGCTGCAAGCCAAATCGCTGTTAATTACGTTGAGTCAGGAGGCGCGACAAACTCGGGCCTAACTATTGGTAAACTTAGAGAAGCAAAAAGACTTTTGGACTCGAATGAGACTGATCCTTCAGATCCAAGATACATTATTGTAACTTCTAAGCAAATTAATGACTTGTTACAAACGACTGAAGTAACTAGCTCTGATTTTAACTCAATCAAAGCTTTGGTACAAGGTCAAATTGACTCGTTCATGGGATTCCAATTTGTTAGAACTGAAAGAGTCGGCACTGACACAAATAGTTACAGACGAGTTATAGCTTATGCTAAGAGCGGTCTTCTTATGGCTGTTGGGGCAGATATCGCAGTTGATATTGGTCCTAGACGTGACAAAAGAAACTCTACCCAAGTATATTGTTCTGCTTCTTTCGGGGCGACTCGAATGGAAGAAGGCAAAGTGTTAGAAATAAAATGCGACGAATCATAATAGGAGGATATAGATAATGGCTGTTACAACTCAAAAAAGTACAGAGTACACAAACGCTACTGCATCCCCTGTTACTTTAAATGAGGCAAACGTTTATCATGGAAGAGTAAGAATTGCTTACTTTACTCATGACCAAGACGGCGTAGGAGATGCAGGTTCATCTGTAGCTCTTTGCGCATTGCCTGCAGGAAAAGTAAAAGTGCTTCTTTCACAATCAAAAGCTTATGTTAACTGGACTACTAGTTCAGCTACACTAGACTTAGG